GGCAAGCTATCCGTATCTGCCATCATGTGCTGTTCCAAGATTTCACTCCCAACGCTGGAGAAACAATTTGCCGTCGCCACAGGGTTGAAGGCAAAGGAAGCGAAAGTAGAACTTGAGTCCATCCTCGCGGATGTTCTCACAACCAAAACCAGCGCGCCCATCATGGTGCGTGCAAAATAAACAAAACAATGCAAAACAAACCGACACAGAAAGAAATAAATATCATAACCGCTCTTGGTTCAGATGTATCAGAGCAACTTGATGATCATTTCAAAATGATACTCATCGAACTCAACTCCAAGCTCCAGTTATTGGCAGATGCAAAGATCATCGATTGCGAAGAAGCTGACTGGTACAAGTGCAAGGCATTACACCTAGCAGTAGACTTTCTCCTAGATAAGGAGGATGAAGAAATCGAGCAGGAGTTATCCGGCTCTAACAAAGAAACAGAAAGGGCATACTAAAATGGCATACGAACACAAAGAGGGTCGCGGGACAATTTTCCCCAACGACTACAAGCAGGAAGAAAAGCACCCTGACTTCAAGGGCAAGGCAATGTGGAAGGGCGAGTTGATCGAGATTAGCCTTTGGGAAGGCGAAACATCGAATGGCGTGAAGAAGTTCAACGTCCAGATCAGCGAGCCTCGCGCACCGAAGGACAAGCCTCAAGGCTTCATCAAGCAGAACGCGCAGTCTTATAAGAAGCCTGCCGCGCCTGAACGCGAAGACGACATCCCGTTCTAAAAATGAGCGCAGTAGTTTCCAAGAAGAACGTCAAGGACGGCGATACATACATCTGCGACGACTGCGGTGACCCGATCATGGGAAGCCGCATACTCGCAGGCGAGATGGTCTATTATGTGAAACAGGATTTATCCAATCCGCATAATAACCGCTACCGCTGTGCCGACTGCCAAGACGATCTCTGGAATAACTACTGATGGAAAAAGTCTCATTCATAGTTCCTGTAGTGCCAGCCTCCATGCAGGGGGCTGGCAAAAGGGCTATGTGCATGGGGGGACGAGTAATTTTTTTCAAAGAAAAACGAGCTAAAGACTATGAATCTGTAATCAGATTTTATGCTCAACCACACATTCCAAATAAAAAATTCTGTGATCCTGTAAAGTTGACTATTGCCTTTGTGTTAAAGCGTCCTGTTTCACTTAATGGCAAAAAAATTTATCAAGGCAGGCTTCCTGCTACCAAGCGTCCTGATCTGGACAACTTAATCAAGTTCAGCGTACAGGATTGCCTAAACGAGTTTTGGGAAGATGACTCGCTTGTGGTTCAAATTGCCGCATCAAAGTGGTTTGCCGCTATTGACGAAACTCCAAAAATTGAGATTGCTATAGAGCCAATAGAGTGTATTAAATGAACGAAGCCACAGGGAGTTGACGCTCCGAGTGGCCTCTTACCTCAACCATACTTTTACTATGACTGAAGCTGTTCAAAATGTAGATGCCGTTGTGCATCGTTACAAGCGCGGAGATGTGCGCGATGATGGGAAAATTTTTTGGGATTACAAAAAAGGTTGCAAAAATGGGCAACATTGGGTAACTCCAGATCAATATATTAAATATAAAGAATCTGTTTACCTATATAATAGGTCTAAATTAAGAAAAGATGTTTGCAAAAGACACAGGCAGACTGACTTATGTAAATCTCAAAGCAAAAAATATAGATATTCAGAAAAAGGAAAAACTCGCAAAAGAAAATATAAGTATGAAAAATATCATAAAGATGATTTATACAAAATAAGAGAAGGGATCAGGGCATTGTTGTATGTTTCTTTTAAGAAGTCTGGTTTTTCAATGAAATCCAAGACGGCAGAAATACTTGGATGCTCTTTTGAAAAGTTTAAGTCATACATTGAACAAAGATTTCAAGAAGGAATGACATGGGATAATAGATCCGAATGGCATCTTGACCACATAGTTCCAGTATCGCTTGGTAAAACAGAACATGAAATCATCAAGCTGAATCATTACACGAATTTTCGTCCGTTATGGGCGAAAGAAAATCTTGCCAAAGGCAAGAGGCAGACAATACAACTGCAAATGTCGGTATAACCCCAATCCATCAATACATCACATGACATCAAACCAGATTGAGCTGGAGTTCGCTCCAATCGTACCAGAGTCACGCGAGGCTGGCATCTACAGCCGCTTCCTCAAGTTCCATGAGGCCAACCCTCATGTTTATAGCAACCTAGTTTCCCTTGCCCGCGCTTTCCGGCGCAAGGCACAGAATCACAACAGGAAGATGGGCATTGCCATGCTCTTTGAAGTCCTTCGATGGAATTACTTCATCGAGGTGGATCAGGGCGAGGAGGAGTTCAAGCTATCCAATGACTTCCGCGCCCCATACGCTCGCAAGATCATGGCGGACGAGCCTGACCTGTCAGACGCATTCAACATCAAGACATCAGTCGTAGACTAAAATGGACATCATCGAATCATTCAACAATTGGTATAAGACCGAAGGCATCAGGACACCAGTACCAGCCGGAGAGCATCACCATGAGTATTATCAGCGCATCGCCTATGAAGCCGGAGTTCAAGCCGCGATGAAGCATTGCGTGAACATCATTGACGAAGTAGAAGCTCGCCTGAAAAAGAAATGAACTACTACTCATTCCATGTGGGTGACTTTTCCGCCCACACATCACACCTGTACCCGATGGAAGAGCTGGCATACCGCCGGATGCTCGACCAGTATTACCTATCCGAGTCGCCGCTACCAGCGGATCCAGAGAAGGTAGCACGCCTAATCGGCATGAGGGATCAGTCAGCTATGGTATCTGAAATCTTATCTGAATATTTTGTGAAATCAGATGATGGTTGGACGAACAAGCGTGCCGATGAGGAGATCGCAAAGTACAAGGCCAAGGCATCACGCGCAACAGCCGCAAACCTCTCGCGCTGGGCGAACGCTACAGAGAAGAAATCTGATATCAGAACGAAATCAGTTCCCAACCAAGAACCAAGAACCAATAAGCCTATCATAAAAAAGGAAAAGGTCGCTGAAGCTCCTGTTGTTTTTCCTACGGAACTTGATACGGATGAGTTCAAGCGGAATTGGGAGCAGTACCTCAACTATCGAAAGGAGCGCAAGCTCGCCACCCTCAAGGCGTCATCCATTGCCACCAAGCTCCAAGAGATGGCAGGATGGGGTCATCAGGCGGCGATCAGATCAATCGGTAACAGCATCAGCAACGGATGGCAGGGACTCTTTGAGCCTAACAACCCTGCCGTTTCAGTAAAGAACCCAACACAAACATATAAACCCAGCAAATATTCAGGAGTATTCTAGTCATGGAAACGATTTCAACGAATTGCATAGATTGTAACAGCATCTTTGATGCCGAAAACATAACCTTCAACGGACGAACCCTGTTCAGTAACTCCATCTGCCCCACCTGCCTCGACAAGCGAGTAGAGGAGTCGGAGCGCAATCGCCAGCGCGAAGTCCTAGAAAGCCGCAGGAATGCGTTTTGGAGCGAAGTGCCTAGATTGTACGCAGAAACTGATAAAGCGCGCTTACACGCCAACCTAGCGCGTGCAATCGATAGCTGGGAGTACAGCCCAAAGGGACTTGGCATGATCGGAGAGTCAGGACTGGGAAAGACACGCGCCGCCGTCGAGATCCTCTACAGGGAACACGAAATGGGTCGGAGCATCTGCTTCCTCAAATCCACCAAGTTAACCCAGCACGCGCAGGACAGGTTCAATCACGACGACCAGATCAAGCACACCGCGGAAGTCCGGCTACGCAAAGCCTACACCTGTAAGCTGTTACTCCTCGACGACCTTGGCAAGGGACGCCTACCAGCGTCAGCAGAGGAACTCCTATACGACCTGATCGATGAAAGATCAGAGCGCGGACTACCTATAATCTGGACATCCAACGCCAACGCCGATGACCTCAACTCCATGCTATCAAAAGACCGCGGTGAGGCAATCATCCGCCGACTCGTTGAATTCTCATCCATCGTAACCCTATGAAAACAAACACAAAAACAAAGCCAGCACCCAAACTCAAGCGCGGAGACTGGAACAAAACAAAGACCAAGCAGTTCTGGGCTATGCACCCATCAGGACGCGAGATGTGGGTCACCCCAGAGCGAATGGAGAAGGCTGTCCTAATTATGAAGATGAAATGGTAATCCACCCTGAACCAGATCCAGACGATATATGAGACCCAAAATCATCCTCACAACTGAAAACAATCAACCTGAAAAACCAAGGTGCGTACTTTGCAATCATCCAACAGACATCTACAGCGACACGCGCCTCTGCGAAGTCTGCGATTCATCACAAAAGATGAAAGGCATCCCTTTCCCTGAAATCACCGATCACGACGAACAAATTTGTGAAGTATTAGCTTCAGATGTTGAATTTTACAAAGACATGATCAGGTCGCTTCGTAAATGCCTCGCTCAAGAGAAAAAAGCGCGCCGCAAGGAAGTCAGATCACTCCATAAATCAAACCTACAAAACAAGAAAGAACGCGATGAAGCAAAGCTAGCATTCAAGATACTAGGAGATAAGTACGACGACCTCATCAACGAAATCAAAGCAAAACAACAATAGCATGGCATTCACAATCCCAGTACCAGACCATGTCATCATCGAAAGCATCAAGCTATCCTTCGCCTCCAAACTAGGCAACCGCAACGATGGATCAGACGGCTCCGAAACCGAACAACTTGTGGGCATCATAGGCCAAAACACCATCCTCCATACCCTAGATCGCGAACTCATGCAGGAATCAACCCAACACGACGGCGGAAGCGACCTGTCCATCTATGGCATCCTATTCGATATCAAGACAATGGGTCGAACCTGCACACCAAAGCTCGACTACATCAACAACCTAATCGCCTCACAGACATCCCTTGAATGCGATGCCTACATCTTTACAAGCCTAAACAAAAGAAACCTGCGACTAACCATCTGCGGGTGGATGCCAAAAGAACAAGCCATGCTATCCGGCAACCTATACAAAAAAGGCGAAGTCAGGACTCGCGAGAACGGCACTCAATTCGCAATGAAGGCAAACACATATGAGATCGAAAACAGCCAGATCAACTACACGGCTAAAAGCATTCAGGATTTGCTTATGCAAATAAAAGACTATGCGCTGGCTCAAAAATACACATCTTCTGTCACTAATCGTCAAGCATATAATCTCTTTACAGAGTAAGATAATTAGTTAAGGTCGTTAATCATTAATGTTGTTACATAAGAGAAATTCTCCCACCCACTTCTATGCCGATTCTCAAAAACCCTGAACACGAACGATTCTGCCGCCTGATCTCGCAGGGTCTCAACCAGACCGAGGCGTTCCTCAAGATCCGCCCCGATGTCCAAAAGAAGTCGGCTCCTGTTACCGCCTGCCATTGGGCGGCTAGGCCGGAGGTGAAGACCCGCCTTGCCGAAATCAAGGAGGTAATCGACAGCCAGTTCGCGATGCAGATCGGTGAGAAACGTGATCTACTCCGGCGCATGGCCTTGGGAGAACTACCGACCAAGATCACCAAGAAGTCTAATGGTCAGGTCGAGGCTACCTTCGATAGGTTGGCGGCATTACAGGCCGATGCCAAGCTGGGCGGTGAATATGCGCCTGAACAACACATCGTGACCACTGGGCCTACCCTGAAGCTGGAGTTCAATATGGTGGGTCGCAACACGAATCTGACGCCGGAGCTAGAGGAGGAGTGGAAACGCCTGAACGCGCCTCCGGAGGTACGCACCTATAACGAGCCAGTGACGATTGAGGCGGAGTTTGAGCGGTATCAGGATATGGAGATCGATCAGGATCCGCCGTCCCTGAAGGCTGTTACAGAGATAATCGATGAGCTGGAGACCTAATTCCATTATTTATGAGTGCTATTATCTGTAGTTATTGATTATCTACTCTGATGACCGCCTCCGATATGCCTATCATAGCCCATGTTACATCGATACTTTTCCTCATAGGATTTGCTTTCTTTATATGTATTATAGCTAAAAAGACCCGCAAGGTAGTCCGCCGCGGCAATAAAGCCGTCAGACGCCGGAAGAAAGCAGGCTTTTAATTACCCGCTTGACGCGCCATCCGCGGGATGTTAAAAGATCCTCACTATGGCTAATTTTATTGAAGGCAATCTTTACGCAACCAATGCGACTCCCGCTCTCCAGTACGGGACGAACAAGTCTACGACTACGACTAACACGCAGTCTGCTAACGAGCCACAGGTCATCTGGTCATGCAAGAAGGTCAGCAAGACCTTTGTTACTTTCCTTGATCATGAGAACACTATCAGGAGGCTTCGCAAGCGCGCCGACCTCCTTGGTAACTTCGTGTACCCATTCGGTCGTTTCGCCGGATGCCCTGTCCTCCGAGCCGAATACACGCTTGGTAAGGACACCAACAGCGGTCAGCAGTAATCAGCGTTTCTTGCTGGTCTTGGCTGGAGTCTTCACGACTGCGCGCCCGTAGATCGTCTTCTCGCGGGTGGCGTCCGGCAGGTTCTGGACGAAGATCCTCATCCGCAAGGCGTAGTCTGGATTCATCAGGCTGATCAGGTGTGAGAACTCCTCGCCCGCGGCGGCTAACTTGGTCGCCTCTGTGTATGTGTGTATCTGTAGCTGGTCGTACTGGCTCTTCATAGTTGCCAACTTGTATCATATGCCCTAACTAATTCAACGCATGAATGAAGAAAAACAAGACACGGGATATCGACTAACTCCACCTCACTCAATCAAGGTCTATCATGGACACGCGCTGAAGATCCGGCAGGAGGCCGACAGGGATGAGGAGATGGGCATGATGTACGCGGCGCAGTACATCCTGATGAACACGACTAGGAACGCGGTGGCTGTCAGTGAGATAGACGCCAAGATGTCGGAGCATATCGTCCGGCAGTATGTCCAGCACCTGTTGGACTTCGATCAGTTTGAGGCGGCGGCGACGATCCTATGGGGGCCGGATGTGTACGACTGGAGGCCGCGGTCATCTCGTGACACATGGCGGTGTCTATTTGCGGGTGACAAGTTGATGGTTCAGGGAGCCGGAGCTATGGGCAAGTCATTCGGCGCGGCGGCATGGTTCTATTTGGACTGGTGGCGTGACCCAGAGTACACCTGCATCAAGGTGATCTCTCTGACGAAGGAACACGCGGAGAGGAACATCTTTGCGAACATCAAGACCTTCCATCGGACTGCGCTGGTGAAGCCTGTGACCGATCAGGAGGAGAAGGCGACGAGCATTCAGGTGACCAACGACAGCAAGCAGGGGATCCATCTGGTGGCGATCCCCAAGGGCGAGAGCGGTCATGGAACCCTGCGTGGATTCCATCCGATACCGCGGTCAGGCAAGGAGCATCACAAGTGGGGGCGTCTGTCGCGCACCCATGTGGTGTTGGACGAGGCCGAGGAAGTCCCTGTGGGCGTTTGGGAAGGTATCAACAACATCCTGTCTACGGCGGATTCTGACAGCTACAAGGGTCACATCAAAATCTTTGGTGCGTCGAACCCGCGGGATAGGACGAGTGACTTCGCGCAGAGATGCGAGCCGAAGGATGGCTGGGGATCGGTGGACTGCGAGGATGACTTTGAGTGGGAGTCGCGGGAAGGTTACCATGTGTTGAGGCTGGACGCGGCGCGCTGTGAGAATGTGATCGAGAAACGGATTGTCTACGCAGGCTTACAGACGTATCAGGGATTCATGTCGTACATCTCGCGAGGCCGGACTGCGGAGGCGATGACGATGGCCCGCGGGTGGTTCCCAGAGGAAGGACAGGCGATGGGGATCATCACGCCTGCCATGATGGACAACGCCATTGGTGTGGTACGATTTACTGGGCCTGTGGTGGCTCTGGCGGCGTTCGACTTGGCACTGGAGGGTAATGACCAAGTCATGTGTTCTTTCGGGCGTTTTGGGCTGTCTGATGGGTGGACACCGCAGAGCGGTCAGTTTATCCCGTTCAAGGCTCCGAAGGTTGTATTGCAACTGGACTCGCAGATACCCTTCCCAAAAAAGGCGACGTTGGAGCAGACGCAGGCGATCATCAAGTTTGCGAAGACGATGAAGATTAGTCCCAACTGGCTGTGTGTGGATCGTACTGGCAACGGCGCGGGCATTCACGACTCGTTGTGTTCGTTATTTGGGCGCGAGGTAATGGGAGTGAATTACTCATGGGCGGCGACTGACACTCACATTCTGGGCGACGATAGTCAGAAGGCGTCGGAGTTGTACAACGGCGTCGTGACCGAGTTGATCTTTGGGTTGGCAAAGTATCTGGAGTTTGAGTACCTGAAGATCAGTCCTAGCTTTAGGAATGAGACGCTGATCCGGCAGGCAACGGCGCGCAGGTATAAGCAGAAGGGCAAGGGTCTGGTGAGGGTGGAGAGCAAGGGTGAGTATTGCAAGCGGACGAGGAGCAAGTCGCCGGACGAACTGGATTCGCTGTCGATGTTGGTGTTCCTGATGCGCCAGCGGGGTGGGAATGTGGCTACGATGACCGAGACGAAGCCGGAGGGCAACTCGCGCCAGCGTGAATTGCAGAGCCTTGTTGACAAGATGGAGTTTGTTGATATGTCTGACTAGCTATGAATACAGACAACCCATTACCAAAGTTTCCGTACACAGGACGGCGGTTTACTAGCACCGAGGCGTTCTTGGATGACAAGCCGATCCTTCCGTACCATGAGGTGACCATTGAGGATAATGTCGCATGGAAGGTAAACCCTGACTGGGTGAGCGCGCCATACTATGAGGTGTTGGATCACCAGCCTGAAAGTGGCTACTTCAGGAGGTTGAAGGATTCATGAAGCCGAAACATAAATGCCCAGCCTGCGGTACGGAATGCAAGCAACACCAGTGCAAGGCGTGTCAGGAAAAAGCGGCTATAGTCTACAAACGCATGGGTAAAAATAGGCCATAACCTCATTATAGAATCGTATTTACTCTGTAAAATGTGCTATAATCGGTAAAAAAATTTCATATTACCCTTTGGTGTAATGGGAACACATCTCCCTTTGGAGGAGAAATTCATGGTTCAAGTCCATGAGGGGTAGCCAATTTATAGGGAGTTTAGGAAGTTTAGCGAGTTTACAAAGGCTTGACACTTTTTGATAAATGAATAGGATTTGTATCTGCTAGGGTTGATTGACCCTGTAACGGCGTTCCCTAGTGGATGCTGTTTATTAGGTTGAATCATCATAATCGGAGGAGGCATTGAGGGGTCAAGTCTGGGGGATGTCAACCAATTGTTGCGAACCAGAGGAGATAGCGACCTGAACCTCCTCCGATTTTTTTCTTTTCTTTTTACCAGCTTGGGTTTTTAATTGAGCTTCATGAATACATCAACCACCGACACCACACAAACGCCTAGGACGGATGAGGCTTGCGA